ATAAGAAACACACTTTCAGATATCTTATCAGGTGTAGGTATGCGTAATACTGAAAGATATTTTAATCCTATGACTCCAGAAATGGAGCAACAAATGATGGCTATGGCCCAACAACAAGCGCAAATGCAACCAAGACCTCAAGATCCTGCGACTGTGATGATGCAGGGTGAGCAAATGAAAGCGCAAGCTAAGATTCAAACAGATATGGCTAAGATGCAATTGGATGCGCAAAAAGCACAAATGGATGACGATAGAAAGCGTGATCAAATGGACCAGGATATGATTATCAAGGGGGCTGAATTGCTAGCTAAAACTGGAACGACAATCGACACAAATGAAATTAAACGACTGCAAGCTGGGTTGAGAAAGCCTGGCGGTGAGCAAGTGCAATGACAAATGATATGAGAATAAAAGCCCAACAAGCAAAAGACCTTTTAAATAATAAGGCGTTTGTTGAGGCTATGGGGCGAGTGAGAGAAACGCAAATTGATACGTTTCTTTCATCAGCAAAAAACGATGTAGAAGTGCGTGAAAGAGCACATTCCATTGTTTTAGCATTGAGCGCAATTGAGCATGAATTAGCAACGGCAATAACCGACTTTGAAATGCTTGAACGCAGAAATAGTAAACAAAAAGGATTAGCATCTCATGGAAAATAACGAGCCTAAACCTGAAACTGGGTCATTAGCAGACGCTACGGCTATGTTGCTAGGTGAACCAAAAACAGAAGAAAATCAGGTAGCTGAAGAAGTAGTTGAGGCTACTGATGAAACGGCTGACGTTGCCGTAGAAGAAAACGTCACAGAAGAGGATACTACGAATACCCCAGAGGAAGTCGAAGTACAGCAAGACATTCCAGATAGATACACTGTTAAAGTTGATGGTGTAGAAGAGGAATGGACACTTGACGAACTCAAACGATCAGCGTCTGGGCAATCATATATTCAAAAAAGGATGCAGGAAGTTGCAAACATAAAAAAACAAGGAGAGCAACTTCACGCTGAATTACAACAAGAGCGAGAGCAACTAAAAAAAGCAATGGAAACATATCAGAGCCAACTTGCAGAAACTGACGTTCAGAAACCTGATATTTCATTAGCTGAAACTGATCCAATTAAATGGTCAATTGAGAATGCTAAGTACCAAGACGCACAAGATAAAAAACGTGCATTGGCAGAACAATCTCAAAAATTGCAAGCAGATCAGCAAAGGCAAAATGAACAAGCTATGAAATTATATTTACAGCAACAGGCAGATGAGTTGACAAAGCATATTCCTGAATTTCAAAAGCAGGAAACAGCAACCCCACTAAGGGGCAAGTTAGTTACGGCTGGTCATAATTATGGTTTCACTGAACAAGAAATAGCACAGATAGTTGATAGTCGTGCCATACGTGTCTTAAACGATGCAAGAAAGTGGCAAGAGTATCAAAAATCTTCAGGTAAAATTGAAGAGAAAGTATCAAAAGCTAGACCCTTAACAGTAAAGCCAGGCGCAAAGCAAGTCCGTACCTCTGGGAAACAAAAAGCAATTAATGATGCTACGGCTCGAATGAAAAAAACTGGTTCAATTGCTGATGCAACGAACTGGCTGTTAACAACGAGTTAGTAAAGGATATATTATGGCTCAGAATGCAAATACAGTGGAAACATATGATGTTACCACAATTAGAGAGGATATTAGTGACATACTAAAATCTATCTCTCCAACTGACACACCAGTGTACTCTATGTGTCAGCAAAGAAAAGCACAAAACACATTTGTGGAATTTCCAGAAATTGAACTAGCTGGTGCTGTATCAAACAATCAGGTAGCTGAAGGTGATATTGTTGGCAACGATACTGCAACATTGCCTGTTAGAAAAGGTACATTTACAGAAATTGCAGACAAGCAAATTGAAATCAGCACAACAAATGAGGCTGTTAATGGGGTAGCTAATGCTCAGACTCTAGCGCAACAAATTGCGATGAAAACAAAAGAGTTAAAGCGTGATATGGAAGCCTCAATTACAGCTAATAAAGCTGGAAGTGCTGGTAGCGCAAATGCTGGCGGAGCTAGAGTGACTCCGGGTTTGCCGGCGTGGTTGACCTCAAATGTTTCAAGAGGTACTGGGGGCAGTAACCCAACCTTGTCAGGTGGTGTACCTAATGCTGGTGCTACTGATTCATCATCAGGCAACCAAAGAGCATTTACAGAGGCAATGCTTTCCACTGTAGTTGCTAGTTGCTGGGATGAAGGTGCTGAACCAAGAGCGATTGTTTGCGGATCTTTCAACAAGCAAAAAATCAGTGCATTTAGCGGTAATGCATCAAAGCAATACGATTATGCAAACTCAAGTGCTGGCAGTCGTGCAATTGTAGCTGGTTTCTCAATCTATGAGTCTGATTTTGGAACGCTAACAGTTGAGCCTGACAGATTTTCAAGAGCAAGAGATGTTTTTGTTCTTGATCCTGATCACTTGCATATTTGCACCTTACAACCTTTAACCCAAAAAGAACTTGCTAGAAATGGTCACTCAGAGAGAAGGCTTATTTCTACAGAGTTTGGATTCTATGCGTTTGAAAAAGCACATGGAGTCATAGCTGACTTAACAACATCTTAATGTTGGTTAAAGTCAAAATAACTACTGGTGTACGCCCATTTTTTAATGGGCGTGCTACCATCAGTGGCGAGGAGATCGAAGTTACTCAAGCAGAGGCTGATATGATTATCGATAAAGGATGGGGTAAAATAACTGAAAAGAAATCAAGCAAAAAAGTAAGAGCCAGAAAAAATGGTAGATTTGTTGCTGATGACCCTAATACACCAGAAAATGAGGCATGGGTAGATGGTGATTAAAACTGAAATTGTAGAGGATGAAGGTAAAATTCATGTAAACAGAACTCAAGATATTGAACCTGTATTACAGAGAAATCATGCTTTACATACAAGTGACTTACCTAAACACAGTGGATCTGCAAGATGGCGTTACGTGGGTGAAATACCTTTGGTGCTTGCAGAAAAATGGGCAAGGGAAACTGGCCTTAGATTAGGAAGTGCAGAATTTTTAGAATACTGCAAGAAAAAACTAAAAGATCCTGATTTCAAAAAATTAATTATTCGAGGCTTATAATGGCGTTAGATAGTTTTGCAAATTTAAAATTAAGCATTGCAGATTGGCTAAATCGTGATGATTTAACGGCTGTAATCCCTGATTTTATTAAATTAGCAGAAACACAATTAAATAGAGAAATTAGGCATTACAAAATGCATAATAAAGCCACAGCGGAAATTGATACGCAATATTCTGCAACGCCTACTGATTGGCTTCAAAGCATTCGGTTTCATTTAAATGATGCAAGTGCAACATTATTAAAACAAACCAGTCCTGAAGAAATTGCAAAATTTAGGGATGATGCAGATAATTCAAAAGGAAAGCCACAATTTTATGCTCATGTTGGTGATCTTATTGAGGTTTTCCCCTCACCAGATTCTACTTACACAGGTGAACTTTTATATTATCAAAAAATAGAAACGCTTAGTGATACCAACACTTCAAACTGGCTTTTGCAAATGTCACCAGATGCATATTTATATGGGTCTTTGTTGCAAGCATCACCTTATCTTCAAGCAGACGAGAGAATGGCTGTTTGGGGTGCAACTTATCAAGGAATTATAAATTCAATTAATGGAGAGTCTGATAACACTCGTCATTCAGCCTCAAATCTTCAACTTAGAATAAGGAGTTATTAAATGTCAGACGCACTCAGTAATGATTGGGAAACCCATCTTTTACAGTATACATTCAATAGTGGTTCACTTACCAGACCAACAACCCTCTACCTAGCTTTACACACAGCCGACCCTACAGATGCAGGTGGCAATGAAATTAGTGGAAATGGCTATGCAAGACAGACAATTACATTTGGAACTGTCTCAGGAAATACCGCTACATCAAATGCGACTGTTACATTTCCAGCATGTACAGGATCGGCCTGGGGCAACGTCACACACTGTTCCATCCATACTGCAAGTACATCAGGTACAATGATCTGCCATAGTGCTTTAACAACATCAAAAAATATTGCAGTGGGTGATATTTTATCGGTTTCATCAGGAAGCATAACTGTCACTCTTACTTAAGAGGAAATTTAAATGGCTCTTATATTTAAAGACCGCATTAAAGAAACAACTGTAACGACTGGAAACGGCTCAATTACATTGGCTGGAAGTGTGGATGGTTTCCGCAGTTTTGAGGATATAGGCAATAGTAATACCACGTATTATGTCATCTATGATACGGCATCTTATGATTTTGAAGTTGGTTTGGGAACATACTCAGTTAGTGGGTCAACTCGTACTTTATCAAGGGATACAGTGTATCAAACATCTGCTGGGAACACGACAAAAATTGTTTTTGGTGCAGGGGCAAAAGAAGTATTTGTAACAAGTCCAGCATCACGACACGTTTTTCTTGATGATAGTGGTAATCTCACTGTTGATGGCACAACTTATTTAAATGCGATTTCAAACAGATGGACTAAAACTTCCTCAGCTAATCAAACAGCCTATACTGGTACAGATGACAATGGGGCTACTTTATCAGTTAATGCACAATCTCAAGTGTTTATTAATGGAATTTTACTAGAGGCAAGTGATTACTCGATTGCAGGAACAACGCAAGTCAATCTTAGCACAGGGGCAAGCGCATCAGACATTGTGGAGATTTTCACTTATGCGCCTTTTACTCTAGGAAGTGTTCTTCAACCATCCAATAATTTAAGTGATGTTTCTTCAGCGTCTACATCTCTGACGAATCTAGGTGGTATGTCAGCTAGCGGTGGAACTTTTGGTGGTGCTATTGATATGGGTTCAAATAACATCACAACGACTGGTAAAGTTTTGTTTGCAAATATGTATGCTACAACATCTGATCTTCCATCAGCTACGACTTATCATGGTATGTTTGCTCATGTTCATGCGACTGGGAAAGGTTATTTTGCTCATGGTGGTAATTGGATTGAATTAGCTAATCACAGCCAACTTGCAAATTCATCTAACTGGGATACAGCCTATGGATGGGGTGATCATTCTAGCGCAGGGTATTTGACATCGGAAACATCTCACTCAGATGTAGTTGTTGATGGTGATTTTAGTTCTGCTGGCATTATGTCTACGAATGGTAGTGGGACTTATACAGTTGTAACTGATAATAGTTCCAACTGGAACACAGCTTATGGATGGGGAAATCACGCATCTGCTGGATATTTAACAACAAGTTCTGCATCATCCACTTATGCGCCTCTAGCTGGAGCAGTTTTTACAGGAGAGATTACTGCTAATGGTGGTATTAATGAGGATCATAACAATGGTGCTTTGTCTAATAGCAATCAAACTTTAACTCTTGATTGCCATAATGGTAATAACTTTTCAGTAACAACTGCTGCAAACATAACTAGTTTTGTAGTTTCTAATTTGCCGTCAAGTGGAACTGCATTTTTCTTTACACTGAAAGTAACCTATGGTGGCTCTCATTCAATCACATGGGGTTCTTCTGTTAAATGGAATGCAGCAACTGCACCAACATTGTCAACAAGTGGAACAGACATTTTTGCTTTCTACACAAATGATGGTGGCTCAACTATTTATGGCTTCACAGCAGGGCAAGCATTAGCATGAGTAGTAATAAAAAATTATTATCAAGTGCGTCTGGCTTTAATAATTTGGATAGTTCATCACCTGCTAAATATCTTATTACGCACAATTTTAAGGTTTATGATATTTCAAATAATTACAGTGATGTAACAAGCACTTTTTTTAGTGGTTCTTTTCCTACATCTTGGGCTGGTTCTTCTGAAAGATTACATCATGGTTGGCAAGATAATGGCTATAGAAGTAAATATGTTGGATTTGGTGGTTGGGGTAGAAATGCTGCAGTAGGTGGTGCAATCCTTAATATTGATAATGCAGGCGGTAGTGGAAATTTATGGACAGCTACCAGCAATTATGATAATTCTACTTATTTTTTTGGTGGCACTGGTAGTGCTATTGCAACTGTTTTAGCCCCCCAAGGGAATAGTGGTGATTATTTTTGGTATCATGTTAATGATAATGAAAATAGTGGAGTGGCTCAAATTTCTACTGGGACAAATCAAACTGGTGAATGGAGTGAATTAGAAGATACTGGAGCTGTAAATGTAGCGACCTGGGGTAATTATATAGCAGTTGCTAATGAGGATAATAAAGATATAAGTATAGGTGCATTTAACACAAATGGAACAAGTAGTGGAGATAGAGATTCAGATAGCTTACCTAGCACTTTTGATAGTAGTGGTGCTATAAAAGTAAGCAAAGGTGGAAACGTTATAGCTGTTGCTAGTGGTTCTGTTAATAATAATACTGGACTATATGTTTATACTGGAGCAAATATTGCTGATTATAATGGAAGTTCTACTTCTTTAAGTAGTAATAGAACAATTGTTAATGTTATACCCTCTAGTGAAACAGGACAGGTTACAAGTGATA